AAGTCATGTTTCTCTTTATATGTTTCTATTGAATCAAAATAACAGGAACAATTGGAGCGAATGGTTTAAAATGCCTTACGATCTAGCAATGGCGGGGGCTTGCATTGGAAGTAAGTCCACCTATTATAAATGCCTAAACGAATTGCAGGATTGGGAATTAATCAAATATATCAAAGGTAAAAACGATGCAAAAGCTCCAATGATTTGTATTTTGCAGTTGTCCAATAGTGAACCTCTTACTGTACCGCTGAGTGAACCGCTGACTGTACAACCAACTGTACCGCTGAGTGGGAATCTAAGTGAACAACTGAGTGTACTGCTGACTGGTAATATAGATATACTAATAACTAGTAACTATAAACTAATAACAGATAATATTTATAAGTGGGTTAATGCAGAATTAAAAAAGGAAAAACCTAAACGGTTTATTCCACCGACCTATCAGGAAGTAGTTAATTATTGTATTGAAAGAAATAACAAAGTCGATCCGCAACGATTCATTGACCACTACACATCTAACGGGTGGATGGTCGGTAAAAACAAAATGAAGAATTGGAAGGCGGCGATTCACACATGGGAAAAAAACAACTTTAACACAACAGCAAATGGAACAACAGGAACAAAACAACCAATTGATTGGGAGCAACGAGACAGAGCGTTTGTTGAGCGCGTCATGGGATCAGGTCAAATCGACGTTACTAGCGAAGGGGATAACGACGAACCTTTCACAAGTTTCGAAGATGCTTAGTGAAAGCGATCCGATTAGTAAGGACCCGTCGATCACGATTGATCTTTTCGGAAAAGCTACAAACTTGCTGTTCGGATTGAACAAAGACAACGTACATCCTGATTTATTCCGAACGGCATATGCTAAGATTTGCGAGACTTTAATAGGTTGTACGGTGCGAGATATTAAAAACGCTTATAACGACGCTACAATCGAAAAAAAAGCCTACACGACATTAACCCGTGACGAACTAATTCAACCGATTAGAGACTATTGGAATAAAAAGCAGGTTATCAAATACGAACTAAGCAAAGTAGAATCAAAAGTTTCGGAGGAAATAGCAATGAAAAAAGAGGGTGAAAAGTTCAGATCGGAAGCGCATAAACTTTACTTAGATTGCTTAAATAATGGCACGGGTTGGACTGGCACGGACATGCAAGCAAAGACTTTTGCGAAAAACTTTGCCGATATGTTTAGTCAAGACTTCAAAACATCGGTAATCAAAAAAGCGCAACTAGAATACCATGAGAAAAAAGAGCTAGCTACTTCGAATCCTATTCTTGGAATAGCACCACCGGTACCCGTCGAATACATATTCTGCCGTATGATAGTCGAAGAAGCCCTGAAACGAAAATTTAACTTAATAGTGGAGTGATGATTTATAGAGACCATTTTCAAAATTACAAGAGCTACAATTTACCAAAGGCTCAATTAATAATTGCCGATATTCCTTATAACTTAGGAAATAACGCTTATGCTTCCAATCCTGCTTGGTACAAGGATGGTGATAATTCAAATGGTGAAAGCGATTTAGCAGGCAAAAGTTTCTTCGATACAGATGAAGATTTTAGACCCGCTGAGTTCATGCACTTTTGCAGTAAAATGCTAAAATCCGAGACTAAAAAAACAAAAGTTGAAGGTGAAGCAAGACAGAAAAGCGATGCACCTTGTATGATTATATTTTGCGCTTTCGATCAACAAATGTATTTGATTGAATTGGCTAAACGATACGGATTAAACAACTATATAAATTTAGTTTTTAGGAAAAATTTCAGTGCGCAGGTTTTAAAAGCAAACATGAAGGTTGTCGGTAATTGCGAATACGGCTTGATTCTTTACAGGGATAAACTACCTAAATTCAGAAACAACGGTAAAATGATTTTCAATTGTATTGATTGGCCTAGAGATAACGAAAGCGAAAAAATTCATCCAACACAAAAACCAGTAGAGCTTTTAAAAACATTGATTTCAATTTTCACAGATGAAGGCGATGTCGTTATTGATCCATGCGCAGGAAGTGGATCTACATTGATAGCAGGTGAAAGGTTGAATAGAAAGGTTTACGGCTTTGAGATAAAGAAAGAATTTGCATTAAAAGCCAATTCATGGCTTGAAAAGGAAAAGCAAATAAAAAAGGATATTGAAGAATTTGGATTTGCTAAATCAGAAATTGAGAAAAGCGGATCGACTTTATTTTCTTAGTAATCGAAGTAAACGATAAACGAATTGTAACAACTTATTGTAATTTGAAGAAGGTATGAATTTAAGCGGAAATTGTGAGGTCGATTTTAAAAATTGGGCTTTGGAAAAATACGGCTATTCCGACATTTATTATCTTGGGTTTCCTGTCGTTTTTGAATTCTTTGATCAGTTTTTAGATTGGGAATTACCGAAAGGAAATCATGCTATTGGAGAAATGAAAGAACGCATTTTAATAGCCAAAATGACCGAAACAATCAAATTAATGAATCAGGTTTATAATGAAAATCACGATAAAATTAAACAACTATGAAAACACAGGAACAGCAGAAAGCAGAGTTATGCGACAAACTAATTGAGGTTTTAAAATTCGCTCATGAAGGTTGCGAAAATAGGACTTGGAAAGGCTTTCAAAATGGTGACGGTGAAGAATTTGGCGAACAGCTAGATTTGCTAATGACAGAATACGACTCTATCACCGCTCAAAAACCACTCACAGCCGATCCCTACGCTGATGAAGTTTTTAGCGGGAGGTTGTATAAATTACTGACTAAACTTAGTTGGGTAAGCAAAGAAACAAGGCTTTCTTACATGCCTAAATTAGCAAGCCTTATGAATGAAAACGGCTTCGGTCGCAAGTCGCGCGAGGAGTATATTGAGGTTATGAAGAAATACGGTTTTAACGATAAAATTTGAGTTATGGTTTTTATGTTATTTTCATTTATAGCAATTGGCTTCGTGCTAATTGTCCTTTTATCAAAACCGCCTTGTAGGATTTGCGGAGGCAGAGCTTCTAAAGGACGGCAAGATTGTACATTCTGCCACAATACCCGAACTAAGTATAAAAAATCTAAATCATGACAACGAACGCAAAACTATTAGCATCGGTTGCGCTTGCCCCGATCGTTGCAGACTTTTTAGAAGATGCAGAATTGACCGGAACGGCTAAAATGAAAGCAAACCTACTCATTAACCAAATTAGAGCGTTTGATAACTTCATTCTTTCAGGAGCAGATAACACCGCTATTGAGCAACAAATCGATATTCAACGAGCATTTAGACAATGGTTCGAATTTAATTTTACAGAAGATGAAAGTAGCGATAATAAAGGTTGAATTTCTAAATGATAGCGACCTTAAAAACCTTCTAAATCGATTCGTCGATAGGGATTTCGGAGCGGGCGCAGAATACAAACTAAAGTCGGATCGAAACAACTCAGTGCTTAACGCCAAAATCGAGTACAAACCGAAAGACCCCGACGATATTCAAACAATCAACGGGCAACAATGCATGATTTACCGATCATCAGTTTAACCAACCACTCAACACAAATCTTTACTAAAACCACAACTCGGCAGTACCTTTACAAAAAACGGAGATATGAACACTGCTGTAAAAAGAGAATTAAACAAAAGAGCAATTGAATTTGGCGAATCATTAATGCCGTCCGATTGCATTGAAATAATGGAGTCGGTTTTAGGTAATCGTATGGATAAACTAAAGTACGTAACTCTTTTGAAGCACTGTCAAGATATGATGGCTACGGCTACCGATGCTAATTGTAACTACGAAATATCAACCGCTATTAACGATTGGATGGATTCATGAAAAATAAAGGCAGAAAACACATGGCAACAAGCCACAACCAAAAAGGTTGTTTAACAATGATTACCCGTCCGATTAACCAAATGAGTAGCGGAATAATAACCGATGGTATGGCAGGTAAATCAAAAAAGTGGGCGAAACGCAAGTGGCAAAAGCGTATGCGCGGATACTTAAATTCTCAAACAAAATACACAAGAAGATGAAAATGACTAACGAAGAACGCGAATGTTTTTTCGCGCAGTATTGGGGGCAAGAAGTATGCAAATTTAATCCAAGTGTATCTGTTTTAAACTGGAAAGTTGACGCAAATATGATTGATAATTGCGAAAAACTCTACCTCGAACTCCGAACCGTTCAAATGTTATCGGATGAGGAGTTAAAGTATATGGATATTTTTGATAATGAGTCAGAATACCAAAGAATGCAAGTTGACTACCTCCGTCAGATCGGAGTCCTAGTTGGCTTCCGTCACTTCACCCCCGAAATGCTTATCGCGGAGGGGGTGGTTAAAGTTAAGGAGTTATGATAGTAGTTTTACAAATAGATTTAACACTCGACAAATTCAAGCCGTTCTCTGAAAATTTGAAGCGTAAAAATTGGAAATTAAAAGCTATTGGATGCAAAGAAGATGGTACTGAAATGCATAGTATTATTGAGAAAAATAAACTAGATAAACGGTGAATTATGGAATTGAATAAATTCGACATTATAGTTTTGAAAGACAAACAAATTATTGGGAGGATTTGAAACCATGACAGATAAACTTTTAGAGGTGGCTTTGTGCGGGTATTTACCGTATGGGGTACAGGTAGTAGGCGATAGGAAAATCTACTATACAGTCGACGGAATCAGAACTATTAAAACAGGCGATATTTCCATTAAATCAAATGACACCCACATCGGTTTCATACGTGAATTAAATTTAGCTTTACGTCCCATCTCCTGCCTCACCAAGCCAATCACAGTGCCGAATTATAATCAAGGTAAGGAGTTTGTGCCGTTGGAGGAGTTAGCGAAGGCATACATCGATTGGAGTGATCTTGACTCAAATTTAAAGGTTAATCCACATGGTCCGATAGATAGGCAATTTAACTTAGAAATCACATGGGATCACCCAAGTGGGTCAAAGCCGTTTTTTAACGATAATCTTTTTATTTTCATTAAATACCCACACAAAAATCAACAATGGATTATCGATCTACTCAACCAATGGCTCATCGATTGGCGCGACCTGATCGGTAAAGGGTTTGCGGTTTCAATCGATTAACGTATATTTGACTCATGAAAGTATTGATCTACACATTAGCGTTATTCGCTCTAACGGCTTGTAACAAAGAAAAAATAGGCAATCACGATATTGATTGTGTTATTCAGTTTTCCGATCAACCATGCGATGAACTTATTGAAATTTGGCAAGGTGACAACAAAATCACTCTTTCCCAATCTACAACAGAACACACGTTTAAAAATGGAACAATAAACTACCGTATTTCAGGCACGACAAACGGGTTTGGAATGTACGATGTCGGGTTTATATTCTATCGAAAATATGCGGAATTGATCACCGAAAAATACGTTTACGCAAACGAAGTAGGACAAAACCAACCATACAACGTTACGGGAAGTTTTGAACTTAAAAAAAACTAGTCATGTGTTTTGATGTATTTTCATTTGCATTCGGTTTTTTATCATGTATGGCTCTAGCGTTAGTTATTGTTTATTCTATTCATCAATTCTCGGGATCAGACGAAAGACCATTTAACCCAAATAAACCAAAAAGATGAGCGCACCGACAGGAAATCAGTTTTGGAAACTTAGAAGCAAGCATGGTAGGGATAAATTGTTTTCCGATCCAAAAGCACTTTGGGAATCAGCTTGTGAATATTTTGAAGTAACCGATTCACGTAAATGGATCAAAAAAGACTGGGTTGGAAAAGATGCTTTCGAAGTTGAAAGAGAGAATGAAACACCCTATACTAAGAGCGGTTTATGCCTATTTCTAGACGTTTCAGAGTGGCGTATATTGACAGATTTAAAAAGTACATCAGAAGATTTTTCCCAAGTCGTATCGCGCATAGAGAACATTATTATCACTCAAAAGACCGAAGGAGCTAGTGTTGGTGCGTTTAACGCTTCAATTGTTGCCTTGGAATTAGGATTGAAACAACAGATTGATCACACAACGGATGGTGAGAAATTACCTGCATCAAACCCGACTATTCTAGTTGAAATAGTTAAGCCAAAGGAGGAATAAAAGTGAATGCAAGCTACAATTGTATTTCAAAAGAATTGGGAAGCGATAAACGCCCGTAATGAAGATGGAAGTAGGAGATACCGATACATAATCAATACGGGTTCTTCTCGTTCTTCTAAAACATATAGCATACTTCAATCACATTACCTGACTGCCTTTAGCAAAGATGGTCAGCGTGTATCTATTTGGCGCGAAACAAAGCAGGATGTAAAAAATACAGTGCTATCCGATTTTAAGAAAGCACTTCCAACTTTCCCGATGTGGGAAAATATAGTATTCAACAAAACAGAAAGCATTTACACCTTTCCGAATAGATCAACGGTTGAGATTTGCGGAGGTGATGATACTAACCGAGTGCACGGTTTTCAAGGTGATGTTGCACACTTCAACGAACCATACAAAATGCCTAAAGAGGTATTTGATCAAATTGATATGCGTACAACTGATTACATTATAATCGATTGGAATCCACGATCAAATCATTGGATAGATGAACTTTCTAAGCAGGATAACGCTATTGTAATTCACTCAACATTCAAAGATAATCCGTTTGTTCCTGAGCAACAACGTTTGAAAATACTTTCATATGAACCTACACCATACAACATCGAGCAAGGAACGGCTAACGAATGGATGTGGCAAGTTTACGGACTTGGATTAAAAGCAGAAAAACCTAACCGCATTCTATCGGGTTGGAAAAAGATTCCGAGACAACAGTACGATGATTTGGATTCTACCGAGTATATTGGGAATGATTGGGGGAAAAATCACAATTGGGGAATAC